CAATTATTGGGCTGTATTGCTCGTAGTAGTACGTTTCACGGGTCACCGAGCTGAGGATCAGGTCTGTGACTCCAGCGTATTGTTTATCTCCAGCAAACACAATTCCTGCTGGCTCTCTGATCACCGTCAGAATGACGCGCTGCTTGCCGGAACGCTGAAAGTTGTCATCCACGCTTGTCTCACGAATGATCATCTCACCCGCAGGGGACGCCGTTGTACCAGCTTTCAAACCGGCCAAAACCAGGGGGCCAAACTGCTGATCGTCTGAGCTGGTGTGATCGTTCGCAGGTTTGACCACGGCTGCTTTGCCTTTAATCACCAGCTCGCATGGCGGCGCTTCGCCTGCAACGCGTTCAGTTTGCACGATGCTGCTGCTGTTGATGGTAAAAGCGGCCGCGCGGTTGCTGGTATCAAGGGCACTTGCCCGCACATTTCCTGCTGTGTCTACCCACAGAAAATAGCCAGCGCTGGCGGCGATCGCTGAGGCCTGGTCGATATAGCTCCCGTCTAACAGCTTTGGCGTCGGGATGCTGAGCAAGCCGGGGACAGCATCACCTGCAAAAAGTTGCGGTGCACCGGCTGCTGCCAGCAGATTGCTGATCACTTCTGTCTTGGCTGAATTGGTGCCCAGACAAATTTTTGACGCATTCATCAACGGTTCCCGCATTCGCAGCAACTCAAGCACATCAGCGACTTGCAGCGTCAGCTTGCGGGTTTTGAGGTCATACGCTGCCTCTAGAATGTGCAGCGTTCCGCCTCGGGGGGGCAGTCGCAGGCTGCCTGACGAGTCAGCAAGTTGAATCGTTAGCGAGTTACCCCGACTCCAGCGATCGTTAACGCGATCGTCCAGGCTCTCAAAGCTACCACCTTCTGGATAGCCCAGCACTAATGTCCCTTTGAAGGTGACCAATCCAGACGCGTTGTCTAGCTTAGTGTCTGAGCCAGTGAAGCTCACCACGGCGTTGTTGCAGTTCAATCCAGCAATGGTGACGCTGTAATGGCGAATGCTGAGATTAATCGTCATGACGCTGGCACCGGGTCTAGCTCGCGCAGCACGCACCGGGCGATGTATGGATAGAGCAGATTATTAGAATGCTCCCAGCGTGGCTCGTACATCCGAGCGTGGAAGAGGGCTGGATATTCGATGCCACCACCGTCTAACGCAACGACCTCACCATCAGGCGCTAATGCTCTGCTGCGTCCATCCTGGTCTTCAACGTATGCTTCGACGTAATCCGCGACAGTGATGCTAAATGGTTGATCTTGTGCCCGCTTCCGCTCTGATCGCCGATAGATCAACCACAGTTGCCGCCATTCCGCTTCACTGAGAAACGCTGCTAGCGTCCAGACGTACTTCGGCTCATAGAGTTGCCCATCAACAGTTGGAGTGCCATTAAGCGAATACTCTACTTCACCACCCGGCGCAATCACCGTGCGCTCATAACCGTTGAGCACAAACTCTTGTAGTGAAACAGCGAAAGTGTCGATGGAAAGGGCAACGGCATTCGGCATCGTGGGCAGAGATGAGACTGCCCTGGTGTTCCCGCAAATCCAAACTACTCTGCGATCTTGAATTCAGCCCCCAACACCCACCGCCGTTCCCCTGGCGGTAACTGCACACGAAACAAGGTGCCAGAATCCACGTCACGTAGAGAAAGACTGCCCTGGCGCTTCGTGCTAACAAACGCCAGTGGACAGCGTACGGTATTGCCTTCAATGTGTGGCAAAATCAGCAGCACGCCATCGCCAGACCATGCACGGACGCGACCAGGCAGCCGCTTGCCATTGCCTTTATGAGCACGCAAAGTATCCATAGGTGCCATGCCCACAACCCATCCCGGCATTTTGTTCTCTTTGGTCAGGGCAAAGAACGTATCGCAGGCTGGGGCCGGAATTTTGATTTTCTGATCTTTGGGCTGGAAGTAGAAGAAATCTGACGCCTTTGCAGGTTCGCCCTTTTTGGGGTCACGGTTGGCGTTGATAAAGCAGCTCGTTAGCGTGGCAATGCCCAATTCTTGATGGTGCAACGCTTCCAGCTTCAATTTCGCCCCATGCTCAAGTGCCTGAAGGATCAACCAGGTTGGTTGAAACCCAAAGTTTTCAGCGTCGAATCGTGTGTCGTGTGGCCAGTAACGCTGAATACGCCAAAAAATCCCTTCCCAGTCTGGATCTTCAGGCGCTTGAGCTAGAAGTTTCCCAATTCTTCGTCGGAGGGGTTTTCTGGTGGTGCCGTTTCTTCAGCCCATCCCGTTTCCTCTCTATGGGCAAAGATGACAATTTCTTTGACCAGCGCTGGCGGAAGTAAATCGGTGTTTAGCGTGTCTTCGATCGTCCAGTCCTCATCCCGCATCACACGAAACCGCAGAATCGCCGTCGCTAATGCTAATGCCTTCTGGTCATTAGCTTCATCAACTAAATCCTGGAAGATAATCAGTTCGCCAAGATAGTCACTCAGAGCCGTCATATCATTTTGGATGAGGGCAGAGTAGATGTCACTGAGCCGTGCTCCTTCTTTAGTTGCAATTTCGGCTGCCAGCTTTATCCCTTCTCTCCGTATATCGATCAAGTTTTGCTGCTTCAAAAATCGACGTTCTACAGGCGATAGGTCACCTAGTTTAGGGATATTCAAGATTCCAGTCGCTTCGTTGCCGACAGCAACGGTTTCAACAGCTTTAGGTTCAACAACAAATGGAAGTTTCATGGCAGTTTTTTGGCTCAACTGACTGTGGAGTTCCCACCGCATCTCAAGGTAGGAATGACTAAGAGGTCGGGCAGTCTCGCTCAACTACGACTGCTCGACTTCCTTCAGTGATTGGTTAGGCGTAGTGCCCAATCGTTGGTGTACCGCGGCCTTTGAACGTGCATTTGCCTGTGATGATATTGTCCGAAGGGTTAGTCTTCGAAAAATCAGTCACGTCGCAAACGCCTTCAATGCGTTCCCCAACGGTGTAACCATCGGGAGCCGGATCAAGCTTTCTCACCCAGCCGCGCACACCTGCGATCGCATTCGCTGCGGCATATTTCAAGCTGAAATAGCCAGGGTCGCTGGGCAGCACGTTAAACGAATAGCTGACCTGCCAGCTTGCACCAGTGACTTTCCCGGTGCTGTAAATCAAGCCCTTGCCGTAAATCTGCGATTCGGTGTCCTTGGACTGGATTTGTTCGTCGGATGTCGTCCCACCTTGCAGTAGTTGCAACCCAGAGTGCAGGCACACAGAACCAGTTGCGATCGTTTCTGCCAGTGGTTCAACAAACAAGCTGGTATCGCCTGTCTTGGCATCTTTGGTGGAATACGCGAGCTTAAATGCCGTGGTGAAGTAGTAACCAACCGCACCGCTCTCTAGGGCCGCAGGCAATGGATCGATCGGTACGGTCGTCGCAGCGTTGGCGGCCTCTGCCGTAGTGTTGACCTGAAAGCCAGCATTAAAGAAGTAGATCGTGGAGTTGTCAGGAATATCGCCTGACAATGCTGATACAGCCAGGCTGGTTGCATTCTCGGCGGCATTGGCAGAGAGCGTTACCAGCACGGGCACGGCAAACTTGAGTAAGCTACCAGCCGCAACGGGCTTGGTCAAGGCGGTCAGCGCGATCGTTGCAGTACCGGCATTTGCGGCAGCGCTGGTGGTCATCACGACATCGGGCGGAGCGGTCGGATTGTCGAGCAAGAGTAGCTCACCCGGCATAATGCCAAACAGAATTTCGGTTTGTACACCGATGACAAAATTTTGAGACATGGAAGCGGAATCCCTCGCGAGGGTGGTCGCTTGTGGTATTCCCTCGCTCTGCTCTTCCAGGCCTTTATTGTTTGGCAAACTCCGTCATGTCAGGAATCTTGACGCTAACCTGTTCGCGGATGTTCTTCTGTTGGTTTGCACCAATGACAATCGATTTTGTATTGGGGAAGGACAACTCTAACTTGTCGATCGCGGTCTGTAGAGTGTGGCAGCCCTGGTGCTGCACCAGAAAAAGTTGCCATACTCTCTGGCGATGAACACCGCCATAAACGGCTGGAGAGTTTCGTTCAGGACTACGACGAATAATGATCTCTAGCCCAGTGATGGCGCGATCATTAGGCCGTGTCTCACCCGAATCCTGGATGCAGATCGCAGGCGAATCATTGGTCAGCGGGGGCTTCCCAATGGTGTAGGTGCCTAACTCCTCCGCTAAGAGGAGAAGGATGCGATCGCGCAAATCTTCAGCTTTCATGGCCCTCTCCTAAGGGTTGGGTCTGATTGATAGGTTTGATAGGTCGCCGCTGGTTTTGGCTTTACGTCTTCCCAGGTATCCAAAAGTAGCTTCCAGGTTTGTGTGGCTACCAGCATTGCCTGAGCAAACTGGTTAGAGTCTTCGGCATTGTTCCTGATACAGGCTTCTCTAAGTCGTTTTTGAAGGTCGACAATGAGCGCTGCTTGCTTGTCGATCGTGCCTTTAATACAGGGTGCTTTATCTTCAATCACAGGTTTATCTTCGGTCATAGTCCTAGCTCCTTCTTCAAGTGTTCGGCAAAATGCTGAGTCACATTCATGTGCTCCTGAGCCGCTTTATCCCACTGACGACCAGGATAAACCGTCTGATCATCCGTCCAGCCTGTGTAGACTACTGCTGCATGGTCACAGTCATATTCGATTGTGGCAACCGTCACGTCACCCTTTTCTTCAATCACCACCGGCTGCTGCGAATCTAATAGTTCTGCCGTGTCGTTGATGTCCCGTGGGGAATCGACGACTTCCCCGTTACGCCGTTTGGTTTCCTTTCCTGTCCACTGCCACTCAGGGGTGTCCAGTTCTACCTGCAACTGAGCCGCATACACCTCAGCGGTTTTCGTGAATGCTTTGGTGATGCCAGCGTTGAGCTTGGCACGATCGAAATTAATCCCCATCGACTGGTTCCAGAAGTTGTTTCACATCGCCAGAGATGGTGAATGAGCCAGTGTAAGAGACGGTTTTAGTCAGCAGGTGCCGATTTTCGCCTTCACCCCCCAGCCGCAGGTTGCCATTCGCGTCGGTTTCATGGAAATGAATTTTGAGTATCGCCAGTCCATTAGCTGGAATGGCAAGCTCAAGCTCAATGTTGAACGCACGATCGCCAATATCTTGCCCATCCAGCGTCACGGTGGTACTGCGTGGAGTAGCATTGCCCGTTGTTTTGAGTTCAAAATTCATCGTTGTCTTCTGCCTCAATGCCTTTAATTTTGCCCAACCGCACCAAACCTATAAAAAGCAAAACCGCCGCACAGGAGAGATTAATGATCGCGTAGGGATTGAGCGGGTCGTGTGCTTTCAGCACATTGGCAATCCAGCCGCTAAAACTACTGCCAGCCATGACGAAATCTAAGATGGCGATTCGCTGATTTGACCAGTTAAACATTTGCCGACTCCTGTGAGTTTGCTAGTTTGAGCAAGGCACCCGCGATCGCGTTAATCGTCCACTCCATTGCCATACACTCAGTCTGTTCACTTGAGTCTGGTTCAAACGGTGCCATGTGCAGATGCAGCAACTCATGGATCAGCGTCTCTTCAAGGTTGTAGGGTCGCATTGGGTTCTGCTTAACAGCATCTTCCGGTGTAACCAGCTTAATGTCTGCCGTTTTCTCGGTTATGCGCCAGTGAATACAGCCCTGCGCTTGCGTACTGCTCATATCCATGGCAGGCACAACTTTTACAGTTACATCCCAATCAGCCAGCCTCAGCCGTTGCTGCCATTCTCGGCATTTCTGCTGCATCTGCTGTTCGAGCGTGAGTTCTGGTGGTGAGCACTTCTGCTGTGTCTGCTGTTCAAGTGCGATGTCCTGGTGGTGCAATTGTTTGGGTTCAGTCATCGTCTCAGAGCATAATAGTGCCCTGGTGTTCCCGCAGCGGTTAGTTCAGAGTACGCTTGCTCGACTGTGCCGCACGTTTGGCAAAGCCCTTAAACTGCTCCACTACTTCCTCTGCCTGTTGATTTGCCTCTGCACATTCCTGCATGATTTGCCGAGCGACTTGCCGTAGGCGATCGATGACTTCCTGACGATCAGACAGATGTTCCCGGTTGTACTGCCACCAACGGCGATCGGTCTCCACCAGAAAATCGATCGTGCCTGTTGAGACCAGCAAATCATTGACCCCTTTGTGAGTCGATGCGGGAAAGGTTTGGAGTAATTCTTCCCGGTACGCCTGGGCGCGATCGTGTGCTTCTTGGGGCGCAATCATCCCTGAAAGGCAATCAAACGCTTTCTGCATCACTGGGTCTACCCAGGTCAGCAGTACACCGCAAAATTTGTCGATTTCATCGTCTGGTGATGCCTCTACCCATTCCTGTGGTGGGCGATCACGAATGGCATCCAACACACTCTCATGGGAGTAGCGCACCAGCGCTGTCGTCACCAGCACCATGATGTTTTCGGGCACTTTGGGATATCGTCGCTTCAGCCCCTCGCAGTAAGTCTCTCCACTCTTGACCGAGTGCAGCCAGATCTGGTGCTGAACGTTAAACGGAATGCTCATGGCACGTCTTTCTTAAAGCCCTTCAATGATGGCAGTTTTCGCTTGGGCTGACCCAGCTTCAATTTCTCCAGCCGTCGTGCTTCCTTGCTCCGCCGCGCCGATCGATTCCAGTCCCAGTTGCCAGACATCTACGTTTTTGCCTTAAAGTCACTGCAGTTTTCCCCATTGCCGTAAGGATGCATACCACAAACCAGCTTGGTGCCGCGGTAGGTATGGCCGTGCAAGTATTGACATCCATTACAGAGTGCAGGCTGTTTGATAAGTGAGTGAGATTGCGCCTGATTGAATGCATTAAGCACGGCTCGCCCTTGACTGAATTCTTCTAGCGCTTCAGCGCGATCGGGTAGCAGCCCAGCACGATCTAACCGTCGATAGTAGGAGTCAGGAGCTTCATGGTTGTACCGGAATGTAGAGAGCGATTGCCCCCCCTCAATCAGCAGTTCTTCGCGTGTCGCATTGCGCAGATATTGGGCAGTGGATACTGTGCACCTATACCTGACGGCTTCGCCTCGTTGAGCACTCATTTCAAATGATTCTGGCCGTAGCCGTAGGATCACGTTGAGCGCTAAGTCACCAGCATCTCTGTGATAGCGCCATTCCAAGATGTCGCCAAAAATATCTCCTTCCTGGAGCCGTAAAAAAGTCCGGATGGGTGCTCGAAACTCAGCAGCCAAAACAGTGAATCGAATGATGATTGCGTCGTTGTTGAGTGTGAAATCTAACAGTGGGAAGGCCAGCCAGTGGGGGCCAAGACGGACTTGGCATAGACCCGGATCGCCCAGGCAGAGTTCCCAGTGTTGTAAATGCAGGAATCTTGGTGCGGGGATGGATCTGCTTTGTATCGAAGGCTGAGTCCGATCAAAATCAGCCCCCATCCGCGGCTGTATCCTGTTCAGAATCATGCTCTCATAATCGTGTATGAGCTCTGACTGCCGGCGCAATTCCTCGCCCGATGGCTCTTGAAAATCAGGCATACTCCGCCCTCGATGTTTGAAACCATCCTACGATTTTAGTCCCAGCGCTCTCCTCCATCACTGCCCCAATTCCCTCCCTGCCGTAAGGTGGGTTAATCGGAACATTGAGGTAAAAGAAGCCTGGAGTGCCGCTCCAAGTGGCTACTGCCCAATTTTTGGGCAGAATGCTGAGTGGCAATTTCATCGGCTCCAGACAATAGCCTTCTAGATACAGTGCCGTCTCGTCAATTTCTGGAGCGCGCTGAATGGTATTGCCATAAGCGGGTACCTTGGCCTCAAGCATGGCGGTGACTCTGATGCTAGTAGTCTCCGCGATCGCATTGCCCACCTCATCAAAAGTAATGTCGCCCGTCGGCACCTCAAAAGTGAGTGTGGTGTTGCGAACAAAATCAGGGAATGGGGTTGCCATACAGAAAAGCCCTCTACTCAGAGGGCAGAATATCGTTTGAATTTATTGCTCTAGCGTTCCCCGTTCCCTACTCAGGGTTGCGGATTTGTGCGATCGCCGCTTCAAACCATTGCAATTGCTCTGGCGATAGGTCTCGTTGCACAGTGCGGAATGCCCAACGGGCATCCAGGTCAGGGCTAGTAACAGCGATCTGGCGCAAGACCTGGCGCAACAGATCTACGTCTTGCTGGCGAATGGCATTGCCCATCAGCAGTGCCAGTTCGCCCAATATTTGGTTAGCTTCGTCCGAGGGTACCATTGCCATAGGTTGAGGGAACTGGGAGTTCCAGATAAAGTGCTGCACAAAGTTCCTGCACCCAAAGCGCTTCGAGCTGGTCCATGCCGTCTGACTTGGCTCCTGGTTGCCACTCTAGTACATCTGCTTTAATCAGTGCACTACTGGCATCACCCAAGGTGGCCATCCGTTTCGCCCGGTTGTTGTCCAGGTTGTCCAGGATTTCCTGTACCGTAGCGATCGCGTCAGGGGCTTGCAGCTCCAGACGGCTCATTGATAAGCGGATGATATCCAGATAGGTCTTCTCCGCAGGCACTTTCAGTGCCCGACGAATGCGCTCCAGGTCGGTGGGGATAGAGGTGGTGTTCCAGGGCATGGATAAGGGTGGGGAGTGGGGAGTGGGGGAACAGTTCAAAACTTAGAACATTTCTCACGCGGCTAGAGTTCCCCGGTTGAGGATGGTTGGGTTGGGTCGGTTGCTGCGTCGGTAATAGATCTGACATTTGCAGTGCTGCCCACACGCGCAGTTAGTGCCTGGAGGGACAACCTGGCTCGTCGGTCGCCATTCGCCATTGGTGCTGTGCTCAACACACGATCCGCAATGCCGTGCCTGTGGATCGAGCGATCGCAGCGCTTCATCAAACCCTTCATCCTCCCGGCTGATTTGCTCTGCCCGGTGAAAGGTAGTGTTAATCGAATCGGCGTAGCTGCCCGCACGTCTTAATGCCTGCTCTCGGGTTAACTTACCTTCGTACAGCGCCCGTGCAAAGCCGTCCACGTATTGATATTGGCGTCGTAGTTGATATCCGATTGCACCGAAATGCTGTGATTGAGCACGAGCCTGACCACCCGCGCCCAAAATGCCTATTCGCAAATGGCTATCCCGTAGGCTTTCGCTCATCCGTAGCTGCCATTCTGTCAGCGTGATCTGCTGGTTTGTCATCAAACGAGTATGAGCTTGCAAACGTACCTTGAGCTGCTGTTGTTCTTGATCTACCAGGTTGCGGATCACTTCTTTGCCCACGAATTTGCCATCGCTGCGGACATACCGACCAGCACGGGGATTGTAAGAAATTTCTTCGGTGCTAAACGGCATGGTTCACTCGCATGGGGGTGGACTTTGGCCTAAACCGCCAGCCTCAATCGCCGGTTTATCGGTTGGCTGTGCGAAGACGCAACCTCGGAACCCTGGCACCAGCCAGCCTTTGGGATGCGCCTCCGTATCACCAGCGGTTACGCTGCCCGTGACCGCATAAACATAATTGGGGCTTTCTAGCGCAATGCCTGCTTGTAGATCGTTAGCATTCGTGGCAAAGGCGTTGTGCTGCAAAAAGTAAAGTAGCTGGGCCTGGTTTGCTGCTCTGAGAGTGGTATATGCCTCAGCAGTTTTAGCTTTGTTTGCCTGAGTGAGCCACAGTGGGAGCGCGATCGCCGACAGCAACCCAATGATGATGACAACGACAAGCAATTCAATCAGCGAAAAGCCTTTCATGGAGCAGTAGTAGCAACTGCCTCAGCATTCCTACAAAAAACCCACCGGGCTGCGCGGTGGGTAAGGTAAACCCATACAGGAGGCAATATGCTGATTGCAGCCGACCTAGCGTTCCCTCACCTTTGCCTTGAGATAACGGCGTAAGCGTGGGTTCGCGGTGGTGATTGCCCGGTCCAGATCAGCCTGAGTGAAGTTAGAGAGCTTCATCAACGTTTCAAGCGCGATTGGCTGTCCTAATGGTTTGACTATTTGCTGACCCGGTTCTGTGGGTGCGCTCATTTCTTACCGAAAATTGTTTTGAAGGCAGAGAGGATGGTAGAGAGCAGCGAAAATCCAGCCGCTACTTTGCTGGTTGTAGCAGCAGCTTTAGCGCCGACTACACCGCTTTCCGCCACTCCTTCCGTCGCTTGTGAGGCCAGTTCAGCAGCGCTTGCTGCTTTGTCTAAGTTGTCCATCGATTTTAGTTCCTAACGAATTGGCTGTACAGTCCGCTGTGGTATTCCTACGCGGCAACGGGCAACGTTTGAACGGCATGTCGTGCTGCTTCGGCTGCGATCGCGTCGGGTGTAGGCAACACGGTCTGGTTCTGGGCCTCAAGATCACCAATTTGCCGTAACTCTTCCTTGATATCCGTGTCTGGTGGCAGCCATTTCCGCTCTTGCAGCATTTGTAACCCGAGCTGGTTGCTAATCTTGACCCCCATCGCATCCAAAATGGTCTGTACTTCCTGGGGACTCGCAGGCGTTTGCAGAATAGACTCGTTGACAGTGATCGTGCCGCCCTGGTCTTCTCCGGTGTACTGCACCCAGAGCGCAAAAAGTCGCTGCACAGTGGATTCCTTCCGACGTGCCATGTTTTTCAGGCTGCACTGGGTTTGGGCAGTGTCCATCACCACTTCCGTTGCCGTTTTTGCCGCTTCCCCGCCAGTCAAGAAGGCTAGGGACATCCGATCCATGGAGCGTTCCAGCTTTTCAATATCGGTTTGGGTGGCATTAATGGCATTGCCCGTTGGCTCCGCAAAGAAAAAGTCCCCGTCTGCGGGGATGTCTACAACAGAGTTGGGACCGATGATCAGCTTGACCACGCCTTTCAGCAGATCAGCGAGGTTTTTGATCAATCCTTTACGCACGGGCACAGGTAGATTGCATTTATGAATCACCTCATTGAGGCTCGATCGTTTCTGATAATGCTCAATATTCAACTGAGCCAGATTGAGAAACGGAGGCTGACTTTCAAACCATTTGCTATCGCTAACCGAGTACCAGACAAACGGCACAACTTCTAAACCTGTTGCGCCGGATAGCTCCGGTACTAAAACCTTCTGATATTTGCCGCCCTGGATCTGTACCAGTTCATAAACATCAAATCTGCCAGGGGTTAGCACCCGATAGTAAGTTTTGGTTTCGACGCCATAATCATCTACTGCTACCAGGCGGCTTTCCTGAATTGTTAAGCGTTGAATGATCGGCTTACCTTGCTCATAGATAATGCTCCAGTTAAGGATGTTGCGTCGATCGACGGCAACGAGGTACGGTCGTAGCGCATAGTTTTGCTCGTCAGCCGCACTTTGGATCAGTGGGTTGCCATTTTCATCGGTGGGTTGTGGCGGATGCTCCACCAGAATGCCCATCCCGCCGTCCCGCAGTACTGTCTCATCCTGGTCTGTCAGAAATGATTCAATGCTGCTGCCTTGCAGGTCGATGTCGTCGCGTGCAGCGGCGATCGACGGTGCCACATCGTCAGATAGAACAAACTCAGATAACAGTCCGGCGTGACCCTTCAGCGCTGGCTTAAAGCGCGAGTCGAACTGTGTCCGGGCAAGACGGTTTTTGTACGCAAGCGGTGGTTCTTCCTCTTCTTTAGAGAGGTAATCGCCTTTGCAGCCCTTTAGCTCCTGCCACACATCCCAAACGATTTGCAGTTCGTTTGCCGCGTCGAGATACGTGGGGTGCAGGAAAGAAGGCAGCGATGGATCTTTGGTGAGTGCGGGGGAAGAGGGATTCATGCCCTGGGGTTCCCACTGGAAGCGATCGCTGAAAGCAGCTAAACTTAATCTAATTTCGTGGTTACTACTTACTAGGCTTGTCCATGAATCAGCCTGAGAATCAGCCTGACCTAAAGCGAATAGCTTGCAATTATGCGATCGCTACAAGTGCCTCTGCTAAAGGTAGTTTGGCGTATGTATTAAACCCAAACGCAGGAAACGGCTTTGAGCGCATGAAATTGTTGAGCCGATCGCGTGGTCATCGGTGGATTGAAATATGGGAGCCACTTGCCAGGCTAGAAAACTTTAGAGCAAAGACCATCTCGCCTGAAGATTCGCTTTATGTCAAATTGCTGCTGGCTTTTGATGATAGGCACTTAGAAGCGATTCAAGAAGTTGTTTGCAAGTGATCCGCCACCTGCGCCGTGATCGCGGTTATTTGCGATCGCTACTCTAGTTCTGGAGTGCTGTCGTCGTCTTCTTCACCGTCAATGGGGTTCTCTTTCAACCATTTCGGATTCCGTATTAGTAGATCAAACAGTTCGTCAGGTTCCATGCCGCGTCGCTTGGCTGAATGTTCGAGTAACTCCTGAATGGATTGTTTGCGATCGCGAATTCTAAAGGCCAGAACCATAGTGGCTTGATCGCTTTTGGATCTGCCCGTAAGTGCTGCCCAAGCCGTTAGCCACTCGTCATCGTGTTCGCCTAGTGGACCGACTTGAAAACGTTTGGGCATAACTTTAACTATAAAGATATTGCATTATTGTACCGAACTTGTACCAGATCGTTCGCTTTTACGAACAAGAGATTGTACTATGGCAATGTGCATCATGCGCGCAAGTTTGGGATAGCAGAGAGGATAGTTTGGTCGCTCCCTCCCTGCCAGTGCCCAGACTCCAGAGCAGTTAACCCTAGTGGAGTCCAAAACAATGTTATTACGCTTTTTCTCCTCCGTTCTGGGGGTGGCAGGCGCGATCGCTGTTTGTGCGATCGCGATTGCACCCATTGAAACTGTCGCCGCGCCAGCTTCAAGACCAGCTTCAAGATCGGCAAAGGTTTACAGTGCTGATATTGGCTGGAGTAAAGAGGTTGTAAAAAAGACGAACGGCGACCCTGATCGCAAGTCGAAAGACGGGCGAACCTGGTACTACGGAACAGGAAACAGGGTGTTCGTAGTTCATTTCAACGCTCAATGGAAGGTCGATCAGTTTCCGGGGGCGAAGGGATGAAATTTCTTCGCTTTCACTTGCTGCTTCTTTGTTCGATTGGATCAATTGCTGGCATACAAATTGCCAGCGTTTTACTGGTTCAGCAAACCGCTTACGGCTACACATACCACTGGGGCGACTTGAACCGTGGGGCCGATTGGCTGGGGCAGCGAATCAAGCGCTATCGCCCAGGCGATCTCAACTCATGGGCCGACACAATCGGCTTAAAGTTGCATAGTCGCTATTTGAATCGACATCGCCGTCCTGCCGTTTCAGTGCGATACCCAGACGCTTATAGGGACTGGGGTTCAAACTGATCATTGTTGCAGGTCAGGGTGCTACTCTGGCCTGCATTCAGAATGCATTGAAATTAAAACGGAGAAACCAAGATGCGAACTACCCAAGCTTTAGCCGTTGCAATCGTATTGATGTCTCTACCAGGCTGTATGAGATCGGGTGAATTTGCGGTGCCTGCTCCTGCTGTTGGTGATATTGCCGAAGGGATTAGCAAGGCTTGGCAAGGGCAGGATCAAGCGCCTGCCACTGTTCCAGCTCAACCAGCACCGGCACCAGCTCAGCCGAATGTCCCCGCAACCGGGACAGCGATCGCGCTGTCTGAGATGCAAGCAAAACGGCACTCCAGAGCCAGCGCCGAGGATTTTCAAGAAATCGACGGGGTGAAAGAGGCTCACCCTGCTCGAAATGCGGGGGAGTGCGAAAGGCTAAGACTCTGGTTTTTTCAGCACAATCTTCGGTTGACACTGCGGATCAAGTCCAATCCAATGCCGGGAAACCGGCGACAAGTGCTCTGTGTCTTTCTTGGCAAAGACGCAAGGGCGAACCGCTTTGCCTACAACGATATGTATCGTGAAATTGGGATTCCGTACCCGGAGAGTGCCGCTGAGTACCCTGAAAATCCTTATGTTGATCGAACACACCCGTTTGAAAATCCCCCCAATGGGATTCCCAAATACATTGAAGATCCGAATTGGCATGATACGCAGCGACTCCAGCCACAGCCCCCGCCGATTCCCGACGATACCGCTCCATTTACCGATGAAGATGCTGCGCGGTTGAGGGATCTTGACGAATACAATCGCAGACATCCAAAGCAGTAGCTTATACTTTAGGGATACTTGAGAATCCAGCCATGCAGCAACATTTGACGTTATTTGAACTTGCTGATCCCAACGCGGATAACGTAGACGCAATCATGAATGATGCCTGGTTCGTGGCGTCTCCACCTCAGATTGGTCAGATCGTTGAGTATGATGGCATCAAATGTAAGGTGCTGCAAACTTATAGCTATAAGGCTGCATCGTCTGAATTCAGTCTCACGCTTGCGATCATTCACCCCCCAGAACTAGAAGCGCCTGAGAAGCAGGATTGGTGGTGTAATTCGAGCGCTCGCGTTCAAGCGGAAGTAGGAGCAATGTCCTACGAGACGCGGCATATTTTCGTCAGCGAGAAAACACAGACAATTTTTGACCTTGCCAGTGTCTACAGTTGGGATGATGACCTGGAGCCAACTGAGGCGAGTAGCGGATGGCAGATTAAGCAGTGCTACAAATTTGAGTGCGAAGACAGCCCGATAGCAGTGCTGTACGTAGCACACTGCATTAAGCAACGCGTGTTAGTCGCGGCTTGAGCCTCGACATTCGGCATTATTCACAAAACAAAAGCCCCCGAATCACTCAGGGGGCTTTGTTTTAGACTTTTGGCTTTTGGCATCTATACACCGCGATCGCCTTCTAATAACTGGGCTGTGACCGTAATGCATTGCCTGTTTGCCGATTCTGGTAGTCGGCATAGCTTTCAACCGGATCCGTCGCGTGGAAGGTCAGCGATTTGGGGTTGCCCATGTCCTGCCGCATTAGTTCAATCACCATGTCTAGGCGTTGAGTTACCGCCGAGGTCAGGCTATCAAAGAAAGAACCCAGTCGATCGCCCGTCGAACCTGATGCTTCGACCACACCGCTGCTGCGATCAGGAGCGGGCGTACTGGGTTGTGGTGAGAACGACGATCGGGTATCGCGTAACCCCCGATCGTCGTTGTAGTATCCTCCACGACGAGCATAGTTGCCCGACTGCACACCATAGTTAGTCTGCACGCCACCACCGTTCAGCACCTTGTCTGGGTCTAACCCTGCTTCAACTCGTTCAGTAGCTTGACTGACGGTGAGGTTTTGTTGCTCCTGGGCAGTTTGAGCAAAGGCTGTGTCACGCTCGACGTCGAATTTAGCTCTGGCATTCGCCTCCAGCTCACCGATTGCAGCGACCCCTTCCTGCGCTCCAGCAGTGTTTTGCTTGGCTAAGTCATAAGCTTGAAGAGAAGAATCCAGGTTGTCTTTCGCTTCAGCAATTTTTTCAGGATCGCCATTCTGAATGGCTTTCTTGAGTTCTCCTGTGCTCTTGGTGAAATCCTTTTTCGCGTTCAACTCCGCAATTTGAGCCTCTCGATATGCCTGCTCTGCCTGCAAGCGATCGCGCTTGAGATCCAATTCTAGAAGCTGTTGTTTGATGGCATATTCGGTTTGCAGCGCTCTTTCTTTAATGGCGGCAAGGTTCTTTTCAGCCGCCTCCTTTTGGTCAAGTAACCGTTCCCGATCGGTATCATCGTCGCCAGAAGGTTGAAAGCCCTGGGCACGTAAAATCTTTCGATAACCTTCCTGTTTATTTGGGTCCTGTTCCTGGGTCGATTTGTTGAAGAGATCCAGGATTTTCGATGCACTGTCCGCCGCACCTTGCGCGATTGTCTGGTTGTAAGCAGCGACCGCCTGCTGCAAATCACCCCGGCTCTGCGTTAATTTGCGAGTGATTTCAAGTGATTGGTTAATACGGTCGATCGCTGCCTTCTGGCGCTCGTAGCCACGAATGGCCACATTGTCAGCGCGATTTTGGGCATTGACTTGCTTATCAATTTCGCGGTTGTAAATGTCCTGAAGCTGTTTCTGGCGCTGGATTTGGAGATCTACAAGTTTGCCATTGCTCTCTGCTAACTGCTGGTTAAACTCCAGCAATTTTTGCGTTAGCTCTTTACCAGAAATTCGTTTTTCAGCGGCGGCTCGCTTATAGTCAACAATCTCCTTTTGCAATAGCTGAGAACGCTGCTGGGTGGCTCTTTCATCTACTCCGGTTTGTTCCAGATCAGCTTGCTTTTGGGCATCGTCGGTTAGCCCTGCTGCCAGGAATTTTCGCTTAACCGCAGTCGATTGGTTAGTTTCTGATAGTTGAATAGCGGCGGCGGCTTTTGCATTGGCTAACTCCAACCCTTCAATGATTCTACGGTTGGTCGCTTCCACCTTCTTTGCCAGTGCCTCCTCCACCGTCGCCGCCGCGTTAGCTTTTTCAACGCGCAGGTCTGCCAACTGTGTCGTCAACTCACGTTGGCGCTTGTTAAACTCTTCAGCGCTGAGCTGGTCTTTCTTGGCATTTAACTCCTCCAAGGACTGCTGCGTGTTGTCGGTCTTCTGATCGATTGAAGTAGCTTGATTTTGAGCAGTCTTAATGCCAATGTCCGCTTCTGCTACTGCGGCATCTGACTCGCTGAAAAATTTGTTATTGGCCTTGTCTCGTGCCAGGTCAGCGCTGGCCTGACGCACTGGAACAGCACGGGCATCGTCATCCTGCTTGAGCTTCTGGTCGCGCTTCGTTGCATCGCGATCGAGCACAGCCAGTGTATTTGTTTGAACCTGATCCTGCACCTTCAAATCAGCTTCGTCCAAATTGACCTGCAAATCACCGCGCTTCTGTTGCAACTCCTTGAAGTTCAACAATTGCTGGAGCAAGGTGCGTTTGGCCTTTCCAGAATCGTCTTGGGGTGTGGCTTCTAGCTCTTTTTTAATATCTTCAATCGAATTATCTTTACTGACGCCAAACCCCCTCAACGCGGCTTCGTTTTCAGGTCGATCAAGCAATGTCCCGCCATCTTTCAATGCCTTATCAGTACTGTCCAAATTTTGTTGGATACCCTGACGGTCGGAAATTGCATTGCTGAGTGCGGCGCTGCGGGCCGCGTCCTCATCGGTACCAAACGTTTTGAGTTGACCCTTGAGAATGAAATCTTTCTGTTGACTGACGAAAAGTTTCGTTGCACGTTCGGCACTCTCGATCGCTGCTGCCAAATTTCTGAAGCCGTCGGTCATACCCAAAATGGGATCGACCTTCAGTGACCCCAATTTTTCCTCAGCCTGATTCTTAAAGTCGGTGACGTCTTTGAGCGATTGCTGGAGCTGCTTACGCCGTTCCTCCGTTTGAGCTTTATTGCCAAAATGCCCTTCATTTTTGGGGTCATCCAGCTCTTTCAACTTTGACTTGTAAGCGTCGATCAGTTTATTAGCTGAGTTCAGGTCGTCAGTAAATGGCTTCGCTGCGTCACCGCGCTTGTCCACAAGGCTCTGAATGTTAGTGTTGGCATCCTGAAGCTGTTGTTGAAGCGCCGCCGGAATGGTCTTTCCTTTGCGGGTATAGTCTTGCTCCGCTTGGGCTTGCAGACTCTTACGCTGCTGTTCAGCATTCTGAAGCTGTTGATCAATCGCCTGTAAATCAGCCCCTTCTCCGGTTTTAGTGTCCAGGGTTGTGAGACGAGCACGACCTTTAGATAGGAGTTGACCTGTTTCACTGACTGATTTATCGATGTCACCACCGACGCGATCACGCTCCACATCGCCAAAGTTGCGGAAGGTCGTTTTACTGCCAACAAGCTTGGGATGATTTGGATCGCTGAAATCAATATTGCCGCGGGTCAAAACGTCTAATGGTCCTGCTAACGGCGCGGGCTTTTCGGCATCTTCTTTTGCCTCCTGCTTCGAGTTGTCCGGTTTTTCTGGTTGTCCGGGAAGTTTCACCTCTTTTGAGTTGTCAGCCGCCCGTTTGGCAGAATCGGCTAAGTCATCAAACGACTTCACCAACTCGGTGTTAATGGTTTCGGACAATAATCTGAAATATTCAATCAGCGCAAAAATGCCCACAGCACCAATGACGGCTTTCGAGGTGTTGAGCGTTTGAAAGAACGATTGCAATCCTCCAATCGCAGTGCCAGTAGCTGCTTTGGTGAGAATTAAATCACCAATCAATTTAAATAGTGCGGGTGCCGTTTGGACACCAATGGTGAGGGCGATCGCCGTTAGCCCTGCAATGATCTCAGGCGCGATCGCTGTCACTCCTTGCAGCACCGATGTGAGGATTTTGAATCCAACCACTGACCCTGGCTGCAACTCCTTACCAACAGTTTGCTGGAGGGTTAGGTAAGCGTTTTGAAATCTGAAAATCGCGCTCTGTGCATTGTCGCCAGCCGTTTTGGCTGCGTCACCAAATTCGGCTTGTAGCTGCTTTCCGAATCGGGGTAGAAAATCATCTGCCAGCAAAGAGCCCGTTTCGAGCATCTTGTTCAACTGGGCCTCGGTGACCCCCATTGCTCGTGCTGCAATGCCTAATGCTCCGGGAATGCGTTCACCTAATTGCCCCCGTAGCTCCTCAGCCTGGACGGAGCCTTTGGACGCAATTTGGGTCAGCGCTGACAAGGAACCACCTGTCTGTTCAGCGGATAGCCCCAACACAGTGGAAGCTTGCTCAATCCCTAAAAAGACATCTTTGGTCGTTTTGCCCGCTGCGGCTGTGCCCCGTGTTGCCGCCGAGAGTTGGCTAAAACCTTCAATAGATGATTCTAATGGCGTCCCCAAGTCCGCCACTGTCTTGCGAACAAACTCCAGACTCTGAGTGCCCTGGCTAGCACCCCCCACAGAAAAATCGAGCGCTGTTTTGAGGTTGTCCAACTTGATGGATGCGTTGATTGCATCGGCGGATAGCCCCTGGAAAAGCTGCTGGATTGAACCAATAACCTGGAAGCCGATCGACTGCACTAATTGCAGCCCCACAAATCCAGCCAAAAATCCAGCGGTAGCCCCTTTTGCTTTCTCTAAAAGGTTAGATAGGGTTGCTAAACCACCGGGATTAGTAGGTGCCGGACGATCGAGCAGTGCATAGACACTCCGCAACTCCTTGCTGAACCCTTGCAGTGCCGAAATATCTTTGCTGGTCACTTGTGCAGCAGGTTTTGCCAGAATGGCTTCCGAACCAGCAATGGCTCGTTCAGTGCGATCGCCTGCTTTTCGTAGCCGCGTTTCCTGGGTTCTGTCGCCCGATCCTTTTGCAACCGCCTGGCCGGTACGGATATCGTTCAACAGGCTCTTGCTTTCAACAGCCAGCGCTTCAGCATCCTTTGCAACAGCGGCGCGAATATCAGCCTGAACACCTTTCAAGACATTTCGTAAGGTGCTAAACACACCCTTGAAGTCATCACCGGCGATCGGGTCTTCAATGCGTGTTAAGCCTGGATCAGCCGCTTCCCCGGTTTGGCGCTCTAACTCAAAGGCGCGACGTTTGTTTGCTCGCAGATCTTGCTGGTTTTCGCCAATGACTTGCTGCGACTTTGCCTGGGTGCCGTCATTAATCGCCCGGTCTGCCAGTAGCCCAAAGTCAGGTCGAGCAGCGGTCTTAGCGGCAATACGTTGCCCGATCTCCAGCAGCTCCTGATTGGCGCGAGTCATCTCCGCATCAAACGTTTCGTTGATGATCTCCCCACGTTCTTCTAGCAGTCGTTCAACGGTTTGGTTGAGCTGATTGAGTGCCCGAATCTCCTGTTTGCCTGCATGTCCGGCGTAGTCTTTATCGCTGGAGAGCGCCAGGGCTAGATTGTCAATCGTGTCTCCAAGTTGCTTCTCCAACTGCGAAAGCAACTGTCGAGATTTGCTGGTAAGAGTGCGTTTTAGCCCAGTTGCACCGCCAACCAGATTGGCCGACTCTAAATCTTCGCCGCTTGCCTTCGCTTCATCGTCCTCTCCCAACCGGCCCTGGATGCGTTGCCGCAATTTGCTCAATTGAGGAACGGCTGCCAGTGCAACTGCTGCTCCTTTGAGCGGCACCCCGCCCAACCCTGGAATAGCACCCAATGCTGCGGCTGAAGCGTTCCCGATCGCAAATCCAGCCAGGTCGCCGAACAACTCATCCCCCTGCCCGTGCTGTCCTCCTGAAAGGACATGCCGTGCCGTGATCGCCCCAATCAAATCGCCTGCGGCTCCACCAACTGCCCCACCAAAGTGGTTGCCTGCTACCGATGCCGCAAAGCCTGCCGTATTGACCAGCAAATCTCGCCCTTTGGGAGTGTTCGCGGCTTTTTGCAGTGTGGCCGGCAACGTTGCCTCTGGTTCAATTTCAGCAAAGCGAGCAACCTCGCGTCCGATAGTTTCGGCGAGGCTGTGTTGTGCCTGATTAAATCGCTCGATCGCAGCACTCAGTTCGCGGTTGACCGCTTGCCCACCTTCACGCAGCGATGCCAGCAAGTTGGCTGCATTCAGGTCATCGCCTGCGGAAACATCGACGACTGTAGCGTTAACGGTTTGAAAGTTTCGTGAAGTGCTGCCCTGACGTTGGGTCTGCTGAATTTGTTGGCGTGCCACGTCACGTGCTTCTGCCCTGGGTGCTTCCGACTTTTGAATCGCCTGTGTCCGAAAACCTGAGAGCTGTTGGGCAGTCCTGCCTTCAATCTGGTATTGCTTGAATGCGTCTTCAATTGCGGCAACCTGTTGATCCGAAGCCGTTGCTAGTGCTTGAGCGATCGCAACGCGTTCCTGTCCCTGCGCCGCCTGGAACTGTTTGTAAAGCTGCTTGATCTTGTCATTCGACTTTTGAATCGCCGTGAGCGCTGAGGCTGGCAATGTTGGCACAGCCGCGCTTTTAGCCCCATCTTGAAACGCTTTGAGTTTCGCACTGTCACCAACTTCAGCTAATACCTTGTCGATCGACACGCCAAAGTCAGTAAACGCTAACTCGCGCGCCAGGTCTTCTTTCTTCAGGCTCCTCGCCCGTGAACTGGTAATACCAACGCGCTTGGCAATCTCGCGCAAACCAGCGGCGGAATACTGGCTATTGAGTTCTTCAAACCGCTGTTCTTTGCCGCTGGGACTCGATACGACTTCAACTTGAGGGCTTTGAGCTGATGCAGGCGACGGCGGCAACGCGGTAATGGCGCTCTCAGGTGTGTTAGCCGGTGCTGGAGGAAGTGCTTTTGCCTGGGTTGGAGGAAGTGCTGCTAAATTGTTAACCGCTTGCGCTGCGCCACCCAATGTGCGACCCGCAGCCGTTTGAATGACTTTGCCACCCAGCAGGGCCGCACCAGCCTGAGCCACTCCGGCTGAGGCCGCGTTAACGGCACTATCAATCGCCCCTGTCAGCGCTGTGGTAATGCCGTTCGCCAATCCAAACGCATTAGGCACATGACCTGCGATCGCTGACGTTGCTGCGTCGGTTGCCCCTGCACCGGCTGCATGGAGTAACGGCGATGCCACTCCGCCAACGACATGACTCAGCCCTGCTGCGACACTCGCACCACCGGGAAGTAATGCCGTTGCGCCCGCAAACAAGGCGGCAGGCACAACCGTTTGTTGGGCGATCGCTTTGATTGCTCGTCCGGCTGGAACAAGATCCAGCGCCAGGGCTTCCATGCCGGACGCAACGGTATAACCCACCTTCCCAACAGCCAATAGCGCCTTGCCTGCGGTTCCTGCTGCCTGTACTGCATTTTGCACAGGTGCAGAGGTTGCTATGTCCTGGACTTTGCTGGCTGTCGCGCCTGCCAGTTCAACGGCTCCTCTGGCAACGCCCCCGGCTGTTTGAGCCAGTGCCGCACGTTGTTCCTGCCGCTCTAATTGCTGCTGTGCTTTGGTTCTAGTCAGTTCAAAAACTTTTGGCTCTAACTGCCTGGGGTCAGCGGTTGTCGTTAGCTGCTGAATTAGCTCCTTTTTCTTAAGAGAGCCAGCATCTTGGACGCCAAATTGCTCCGCCAGTGGCGTTAGCTCTTTCTTACTAAATTGCTTGAGCAGTCCAGCAAGTTCCTGCTGCCGCTCTTGGAGTGCGTCTTCAGGAGCGATCGCCTGCACGCGTTGAATCTCGCTTCGCACCTGGTCGAAGATGTGGCTGAGGGAACCGATCGCCTGGTTCATTTCTTCCTGCAATGCAGCAACTTCTTCGCGAGTTGCCGTGCCTGCCGATTGGGCCGCTCTTTGAGAAATTGATTCGATCTCGGTGAGCGACTCTTTGTAGCTGTCGATGAACTGGCCGATTGCCTCATCCGATTCCACAAATCGCTTTGAGGCTTCTTGTTTAAGGGTGATCAGTGCGTCTTTGAAAACCGCCTTGCGTGCAGGAGCCGTAAACTTCTCACCCTGAACTGCCACATCGCTGGCATCGCTGATTGCTTGCAGCCGATCCTGCCGTTGCAGGTAATCTTCGGCCCCCCTTGCGCCCTTGACTTTGGCGTTTAGCTCTGCCTCTCGTTTTTCGGGTGCATACCGCCCTAGCTCTGGTGCAAACCTGGTTGCTTCTTCGGCTGTAGGAGTAACTTTGCGCCCGATCGGACGGCTATCTTTCGCTGCCTGGATGCCCTTGAAAGACCCAAAATCGAAGTCTTCAGCGTGGGCAATCTCTTCCCCTAATACCTCTGCCTGTTGCTGCGTTAGGGATGCGCTTTTGACCGCCTCATAAATTTTGTTGGTCGTGATGATGGCATTTTCAGCCGGGACGTAAAGTGACCCTGCGCCAACGGCTTTAAGCCGCGCTTCGTCAACAACTAATTTGGGCAGTTTGTCAGCATCAAAGGCTTCACCAAGCGTGCTTTGAGCCAGTTCGGCGTAAGCCCTGGACTGTTGCTGCGGGCTAACCTGATCGAGTTGTTGTCGTGCGGCAAGGCGTTTCTGCTTTGCCTCTTGCACGGCATTGGTGGCAATATCCCGTGCCTGTACCAGTGCAGTGAGGGACTGCGATAGCTGCTGAAAGTCCTGTGCTGTGGCATTAAGTTGAGCGGCTAATGGTTCAATGTCTGCAACCTTAGCCCCGCCTGCCTCCGCTTTCTGAATGGCGATCGCGAGCTGCTCGTATTGTTGCCCTACTTCTGCAACCTCTCGCTGTCTGACGGCAATCTGCTGTTCTAATGTGGCTTTGCTCTGTGTAGCGCGAGCTTCGACACTTTTGCTGGTGGCGATCGATTCACGAAATTCGGTAACTGCTTCCTCTCTCAAGACAGGAGTTTTGGCTTGCTCCGTCTGCCTACGCTGCCCCCGCTGGAATAATCCTTCCCGATTGATATTGTCTTGACCGATCGTCCCTTGAACGGCTTGCCCAACTTGCCCAGGCAGCTCAACCACTGACTGAAGCTGTTCTCGCAGTTTGGTTCGTAGTTTGCCGTCCTGAATTTTGTCGATCTGCTGTTCCAGTACCTGAGCCAGGTTCTGAGTTTGAGTTTGAAACTCCTGCACTACGGCAGAACCGATTGCACCCCCAACCTTCTCCCCCAACAGTTCGGAACTGCCAACGCTCTTAGACAGTGCTCCTTCCAGTGCGGTAGACAGTCCCTTACCCAAATTCCGCGAGACTTCCTGGGTGGCTCCTAGCGTTAGACCACTCAAGGTAGTGCTCAAAGCGCCGCCTGCCAGCTTGAGCGGAGCCGTCAGCACACTGCCTAATCCACTGAGTAATCCTCCACCCTTAACCCGCTGAAATGCTCGTTCAACGCTGTTACCCAGCGAGTCTTCAATGCCCTTCGTGTCAATCTCAACCTTTTGGGTCAGAGCTGCTAAGGGTTGGGCATTGGCGTAGCGGAGAACCACTGGCACATCTAAGGTGCCGATCTGCGATCGCAGATCGGCGACATTGACCTGTGCGTCAATGGTGACTTTATAGCTACTGGTCTGGAACGATTGCAGCCGTCGCTCCAGGGCGTCTAGTTGCTGAAAATCAACTCGCGGTGTTAGCGGGGAGCTTTTGAAATAGGCATTGACTTGAGCAAAGTGCCTTTGCTTGAGGTCTAAATGTTTGTTGAGGGCCGTGAGCTGGCTATCATCAACCAGCGCCGACAGCTTTAGAGTCCGTTCCCCTGCAAAGCGTTTGAGTTGCTGTTCCGCTGCGGCCGTATCCAGTCTGGCGGTGACAACAACTGTGGCACTGAATGCCTGCAACTGTTTCTCTAGGGCGCTAGTATCGGCACGTAGCCCTACAGTGAGTGGATTAAGAGCGATTCCCTTAAGCTGGCGTTCAAGTTGCTGAAGGTTGAGATTCACCCCCAACGCGATCGGCTTCAGCGCTAGCGTCTCTAGATCGCGCAGATCACGATTGAATCGACTCCGATCTAACTGCAACTCAATCGCAGCACTGCCAACGACTTCACTCATCCCGAACGCCCAAAACCGTGCAGAGTAGAGTTCCTACAAAGAGGCAACTGGGCAAATTAAGTAGGAACGCAAGGAGGGCAAATTGTAGTGAACGGATCTTCTGTACCCAAGTCGATTCAGCGTCTTCGAATTGGGCTAATTATTGGCTTTGTGCTGCTGACGTTTAGCAGTTGTGGTTATTGGGTCGGTCGTCCCTGGACGTGCGGGCAAGCAAAAGACATGCTGAAAGCAGAAGAAGCAGATACGCCTCGATTTGACAGCTCCGACGTAGCCGCAACCGTCACCAAAACACAATCCCACGTTTATGCGCTCCAGGACGCGCACGCAAATGTTGAACGACTGTGTTATTGATCTGACTTCACCGTAAGCAATCGTTTCAAAGTGCCACGTACTGCCTAAAATCAAGGCTGTAGCGTTCTAGAGTTGATATGAACAAAGCTGAATTAGTTGATGCGATCGTGGCAAAGGCTTCGGTTACCAAAAAGCAAGCAGACGAAATTCTCAGCGCAGCCGTCGATGCCATCATCGAAACGGTGTCAACTGGGGACAAAGTGACCTTGGTGGGTTTCGGTACGTTTGAATCTAGAGAGCGGCAGGCACGGGAGGGACGTAATCCCTCTACCGGGAAACCGATTCAAATCCCAGCAACCAAGGTGCCAGCTTTTTCTGCTGGCAAGCTGTTTAAAGAGAAAGTCGCACCAACCAAAGCATCAGTTTAAACCGCAAGCATTCAAGTATTCAGACAGTCTTGAATGCTTGAATGCTTGAATGCAAGGTTGCTTATATGCTTGGATACTACAAACCAAGCTTTTCAGCCGTGCGCTTAGCCCGGGTGATTGCAGGTTTCAATTCTTGTGCTCGTGCGCGTCGGGCATGGTGGATTCTCGCTTCAGCGATCGCGTCTTCCAGCAACCCTGGTCTATCTTGCGCCACGGCCCACAATCCTTGCAGAAGTGTTTCTGGTGTAACGCCTGCCTGGTCAGCCGCCTGCTGGATTTGGCGTTTATACCCCTCTTCAACGCGCAACTGAAAGTTAACGACCTTTGGCAAGGCTGCCAGTTCTCGCTCCAGTGCCGAGATGCCAAAGTCTACAGGTGCGGCAGTTAAGTTGTTTGACCGTTCTTTGACAGGCATTGATTTAGCAGGTGTTGAATCAGCTTCTGTGGCTGGACTACCTGTATTTGATTGTAGCGAGGCGGACACCTCGTCAACTCGTTTTTCTACAGTTGGCCGAGTGCGGTTCATGAAGCGATCGGCTGCGGTCGGTTTCATACAGGGACTACCTCACTATGAATGGCTGGTACGTACTTGCTCAGACGCTCTAACAGCACGTCGAAAGGCGCTTCCAGCTCCGCTTTATCGGCATCAAGCTCAGAAGGCAATTGTCCATAATTGAGAGCCTTTTGATAGATAACGGACTCAACTACTGAGGGCAGTATCGTTGCGCCAATGAAGCTCTCCATCTTGGCAAGCGTGCTCGAGGCCTCACCTGTAAGATGCAATCCAACCACTCGTGCCCGGAAAGGCAGAACGCCAATCAGTTCACCGTCAAACGCGTCTCCGTCACGACATTCTTCCAGCAGCGCCCAGGTCTCGGTTAATGACCCCAGCCCTTTCGCAACGGCCTCGGCTGGAATGACGACCACATCTGCCGCACCGATCGCAGTCAGATTGATGTGATTCTTCTGCGGTGGCGAGTCAATCATAATCAGCCCAAAATCCTGCATGACAGGCTCCAGGCGTTTTTTCAATACACGTGAGCAATTCGCTGACGAAGCCAGGTAATGCTGAGCATTGACCAAGGCTCGATCCGAAGGGACGAGAAAGAGATTTTCGCGATCGGGAACAGGGTAAATCGCGTCCTCAATCGAGCATTTGTTTGTGATGACTTCTAGCAGTGTGGGCTGATTTTCCACTTCAACGCCCAGAAGGTCGGTCAAATTCCGTTGAGGATCGCCGTCGATTAGTAGGGTTGGTATACCGAGCTTAGACACTTTCAATCCAATCATATAGGCGGTCAGAGTCTTGCCCTGTCCTCCGCTCAACGACAGCGACAGCGCGATCGTTGCTTGGTTGTTTGGCATATTGCATCCTTGCACTGATGAATGCATGTAAGTTTGCAGTGTTGTGATCTTATATTCAAAGTTGCTTGAATGCAAGCATTCAAGCATTCAAGCAGCTAGGACTAGAAGTCGCCATGAATGAGGATAACAAGCCCAACTGGGGACAATTTGTCCCCAGTTGGGAACGTCCACTGTTAGAACTTTTGACGCATTCAAGCATTCAAGCATTCAAGCATTCAAGTATTCAAGCATTTTTGAAGAATGGGGTTATGTTGTGGATATGGCTGAGGGAATACCAGAGCAGCGTTACCCAACCTGCCATGCAAACCTTTGCGCTTTGTACAGCCGTTTTCACCTCCGAACCATTCCAGAAGTTACCTGATCGCAAGGTTGCTGATGTTGTTGAAGAAGATAGTGGTCTCGTGCGATTAACCTATCTACACCCTGCAATCAAAAGTCCACAAATTTATCAGTCGATGGACGAGTTGAAACAGATTTACTGTGGTGACGGTAGTAAATTCAGATTGGTTTTTCAATCATAGTGGTCATACTTGACACTCATTGATCTCGCCCTCTCAAAGGGCGATTTTTGTAATGCACTGACGGCTCAGTTGATCAAGGTCAAGGTAGCCGTCCGTAATCAGGCCAGACTCTAGCAAGCAAAGGTAGAGGGCCAAAGCGACATCCGCTTCTAGCTTGGCAGCAAGCCGCTGAAAGTAGTCCGTCTCCTGAGGCGTCAAATCTGTCATGCTGCTATCGCGAAAGTGATGAATTTGTTGCAGGAGTCGAATCAGCTTCGTAGCGGCATCTCTGCAATGCATGGTGGATTGGGCGATCGCTTGCAAATCAGAGTTACTGAAAACAAAGGGCTGTAGCTTGAGCTTGAGTCTCATCAGAACCTTCTAGGGCGTTTAGGTTGCAAGACATGGGATGGTCCCAACGCCTGCTTTGTATAAAAATCCAGCCACTTCAACCAGTCAATTTTGTTGATGAATTCAGTGACGTTACTGTGCTTGCCTGGAGACATCCTTCCTAAACGAGCCACAATCACCCGCGTAATTTTTCGTGCGGCGTGGTGGCGTGCATTCCAGTAACGGGAGTTCCCTTCCAAATCACAGATGATGGCACAACGACATTCAGTGCGGCGAACCATGCGATCGCGACCTGTCTGATCCGTCTGTTTGAACCGTCGTCGGCTAATCCACGTGACCATAAATATGTGTTCACCGGCAGCCATCTCATCTCCCATTGAACTCGCAGTCGGAGTTGCGTCCACCGACTCAACGGACAGGCTGTTTTGCCAATCAGTATAGGTAGGAGCGCTTGGATCTGTGGATCGATAACGTCCGAGGTCTTCGCGCAGCCAGGGGACGTAGATGAGGGTAACGAGCAAGTCTCGCCAGCAGTAACGGTGGATGATGCGCCAGCTTTCAACAACCCCGGGCGCGTCTGATTCCAGCCTAAGAATAGTCGCGTAGTCGGTAAATAGCTCCTCAAGGATTTTCGGTTCTGGCTCAGCACCGAGCCGTTCTCGAAACCAGTTGAGCAAGCGTTGGATGAATCGCTGAAAAGTGTTTCCGTTTCCATTAGAGGCTGTCACAGGAGTAAATTCGATAGGGTTGTTGGTCAAGACCCTCAGCTATTTCGGAAATAGCTGTTTATAGGCATTGATGCGATCTGTTGGAGCGAGCCGTACAACTGCAGCCGCCAGGGCAATGACGCCAAACCAGCCAGCTCCTTCCTGCCAGGTAAAATTCTCGCTGTTGGCCCGACGAGAAGCTGGCACCAACAAAACCGTCAAAACAGCAAAATGGACCAGGATCTCAACCGGATCAATGGGTTGTCCAAAAATACGGATGCGATTTGCCTTTGCACGATTGGGGCAATCGATTGGACAGTGTGGAGGGGAATCTTGTGGACTAGAGCCTGGTTCAGACATGGTGATTCCTATTGATAACTCTCCAGGATTCCCGCACGCAGGCACGCAAAAAAGCCCCTAATGAGGGGCTTGAAAAGGGAGTAATGATAGCCTTACTAGACCTTAAAACTAACTGATTAATGCGACCAGCGCCTTCTGCAAGGTCTGTTTTACAGCCCCAGGCTCGATCTGCAACTGGAGAGCAATGGCCTTGCGGCTTTGCCGCTGGAAGTAGATGCCCTGAATCAGTGATCGCTCAACCGGAGATAACCGATCCACTCGTTGCCGCAATTGGCTCCATGCTGAATCTAAGCGTGCACTTGATTCTTGCTGGTCTGCATAAGTTGAAGGGTCTGCAATTTCTAACGGTTTGTGGTCTAACGAAATAGCCTGCTGGTTGCCGATCGCCTCACGCACCACGCGCAATTTCTTGACCTCGACTCCCATCAAATCGGCAACCATCTGATCGTCAGGGATACGGCCATGATGGCGCTCGGCCCAGGCCCGTTCGACTACGTTTGCATTGGCATGCAGTTCACGCCAGCGCCGGGGGATTTTAATGCCTGTCCCGTGGTCCCGTAGAAAATGAAGGATTTCGCCGCGAATGTAGGGGACGGCAAAGGAGCTAAAGGCCACGCCTTTGGTGGGGTCAAATCGCTCGATTGCTCGGAGCGCCCCACAAAAGCCAATCTGCTCTAAATCTTCGTAGCTCTCAGTACAGCGGTTCTTCATTCGATGCGCAATTTCCCGCACCAGATTCATGTGGTCAAGCGCCACCTCGTTCCGCAACTGCGCATCCTGCTGCTGGGAGACCGTTCTTTGTTTGTAGTATCTCCAGAGCTTCTCTGAAGGGTTACGGGTTGGCGCGGCTATCATGGGTATGGAGAAACTCGATAAGCCTATTCAGCCAGATGTCAGGGTTTTTTAAGATTCGTATCTCTACGGATTTTTGAGATACTGGCTTAAAAGTTTACAAAAAAGTTCGGTTTGACTACTGAAAGCCGTACGCCCTTCCTGAGGCTCATTCTTCCCGTGAGACAAGTCTGTCTCGTTTGAGGCACGTTTTTCCAACTAATCAGTCTTTTTGATGCCCGTTTGAGGCCGTACTACAGCCCTGGCCTACTTTTGGACTTTTTGGCGGTGTAGTATCCGTAATCCAGGCAGTTTTTGACCCAATTTAGCGGCTGAAACGCCCATTCTGTCGTTGCACTTCTGCTGCACAAGCAGGTAGCCAGTCCAAACCCGAATATCAGCAGAATTTATTGATTGAAACGAGATTTTTGCACGTCAAATTGCGGAAACGCCCTGCTGTGAAGTGTTAGGCAGATTTCAGCAAGAGTCTAGCAAAAATCTAGCAAAGTAAGCGTACAATCGCACTATTCTTTAGCGATTGACGTTATGGGCATTTACAGAACCAAACGACGGAATCAACCATTTGACTGCTTTAACTTCTGAGATTGGAGCGAGTTGTCATGCCCAGGGGAATTGTCCAGAAGTGCCGATCATGCGCCAAGCTCTCTGCTGAAGACGCGATCGCCCTCCACGGCAGTGGGGGCACTGGCTGCTGGGTGCAATCTGTTTGCCCCAAGCGTCGTTACTACTACCGCAACCGTGACCTGCTCAATAAAAAGCGTCGTAAGGGAGCTGAAAAGGAACCAATTGAACTCTTGCCACCCACAGCACCGGCTGCCATCCTTCACCTCTATCGAGAACGGGTTGACGCACCACTGCACGCTGTTGGAGCCGAACTCTGGATTGGGCAGAAACGCCAGCAGGAAATCGCCGCCATGCATTGCTTGGGTCTCACGACTGGGCAGATTGCTACTCACTTACAAGCAGTGTTGCAGCGATTGAGTGTGGAGTGCGATCGCCCGTTGGATAAGTTCGCTGCCCAAGTAGAGCTAGACCCTGGGCAATGCCCGATCGAACCGTGCCCTTGCACACGTTGAAGAATGGTGTCTGATTCCTGCTAGTGAATCTCTAGCTTTGTGCGTCCTCGTTTTGAATAATCGTCTTGGCGCGTTGTGCCAGTGAAGCACATGAAAAACCGGAGCGTTTAAAGTATTGAAGCCCCCGCAGCTCTAAAACAGGCGTACGGCAATTTGGACAATGAAGATTGTCGTTGTCAATCATGTCATCAATCAACCACCAGTCATAACACCGAGGGCAATGATAGTGAAATAGAATTTCAAGTATTTTTCTGTCAATCATTTTGAAATTGCTGTTTGGCAGCAGCAACAATCACCTCGCGCAACCAAGCTGACGGGTTGGGCAACGCTCTCACCCAATCGTCAACGTCTTGCGGCACCTTGGTACACAACGGCTTCCTTGCCAACGCTGTATCGCCTAGCGGCTTAAACGGAGCCTTCTTCAAATTCTGTAAACTGCGATCGCTTGGCATCTCTTTATATGAACTCTATTCCTAGAATAGATTCTCACCGGTATACCAGGCATTAGCTTTACAGAAGCTCCATAAATAAATAATCAGATTTTACATTAATTTCACCTATTATCACTGGTATACCAGCGATAATAGGCATATGAGGGAAACGAATTCACCCCTCATCAGGAGGTGAGACACATAACAGACACGGATAATCCAAACGGCAACGGACAGGGCAACGGTAAAGGTGAAGAGCCAACTGAGCCAACCACAACCTACGAACACCTCCATGACCGAACATGGGCAAAAGTGGACGAAGAAACTGGGGAAGCTGAGATCTCTTACGAAATCCAAAAGGATGAAGACCTTAACCTTCCACCCGATACCGAAGCCGACGAGAACTAGCCTCTAGCTAGTATCAGCCCCCATCTGACACATGGGGGCTTTCATCCTAAGCATATCAAGGTTTTCTGATGGCTAAAACAACAATTTTGC